TGGCAACACAAGCATGAGCAATACTACGGCACACACGAGGATAACATAGATATAGACTCTAGTGAATGGATAACAGTATCATGACAGACAAACTAAAGGAGGACATCCGTCGGATGCTAGAAGATGGTCAACCCAAACATTGCGACAACAGCATGGCTAGACGACCCTCGCCTGCTGTCATGGCAAAAGTTAACATAGCTCTACTCGCCCCCCGCACACACGCAGGGCAATCATACGAAAAGCGTAAGGTTATCTTCACCGATGACCCTACGTACGTTGCAGTTAAGCGCGGCGAAGGCTGGGAGGCTATGCTAAAACTACACTACGACGAGCGTGTTATGCTTGACAAGGGGCCAGTCCGTAAGGACAATAGCTGGGTGCGTAAGATAGTTGAACCTATCTACGCTAGAATACGCAAGCAACGTAGGAAATACTGATGACTACATCCAGAGAAGTTAACAGGCTCAACAAACGTATGGCTGCCTACCGTACCACCGACGACTACATGAAAAAGTTATTGCAGAACGCAGTAACATTGTCGTTTCGTAAAGAACCTGTACTTATCACAGGCGCTACCGGCACAGGCAAGGAGATAATAGCTAACCTGCTGCACGGCACACAGTTAGGAGACATAGTTACCGTAAACACAACAGCCGTAGCAGACACACTCTTCGAGTCTGAGCTATTCGGCCACCTCAAGGGTAGCTTTACGGGCGCATTCCGTGACCGCAATGGCTTAGTAGAGGCAGCTAAGAACGGTACGCTATTCCTTGACGAGATAGGAGATATGCCGATAGGCTTACAAGCTAAGATACTACGTCTCATACAGTTCGGAACGTACCGTATCATAGGAGATAACAAAACACAAGAGACAAACTGCCGTATCGTAGCGGCAACTTGCAAACCTATAGACAAACTCATTGCAAATGGTTTGTTTCGTGACGATTTATACTATCGTCTGTCAACGTTTCATCTGCACATCACTCCGCTAGCGCAGCGACGCCATGATGCAGAGCATTTCTTCGTAACACACCCATACTGGCGTAAAACACCAGACGAACATAGAGAAAAGTTCCTAGCGTACGCTAACACTAACCCTATCAAGGGTAATTACCGTGAACTAGAACAGTTAATGCTACAGTATGAAGTTTTAAAGCTACTACCATGACAGGTGATCGTGCTAGGAGATAAAATCTTAGAAGATAGTAGACTTGGCACGATTCCTGCTTTATATAAGATGTCCGGCCCCAATCTGGGGCTTTAGAAGATAGGTTGGAACCTAACATAACATAAAACATATGCCACAATACATAGAACAAGAGTACAAGGACGGAGACTGGAAGGGATTCAAGTTTACCGTGAAGCAGTTCGATACAGTAGCAGAAGCAGTTGAATGCGTAGGAGAGGATAATATCCTAGCGTTGTTCAACCAGCAGTGTGCTAACCGCATTCGGGCTAAGGTAAAGAACTCATTGCCGAAAGGTTTGAACGGCGAAGAGCTTGCTACAGCACAGCAACGTTTGTTAGACAAGAATCCTGACGGAGTTCTCTTCTCTAGCACCGACGCTGACAACTGGAAACCTGACCAACGCGAGGTTACGCCTACTGCGTTGTTCAAGATGGCTAAGGATGCGTTCAAGGCAGGTGATCCTGCTAAGGGCGCAGAGTTACTTGCTAAGATGCAAGAGCTTTTGGAAGCTGCATAAATCCTATCATAGTAGGGGAGGTTAGCAATAGCCTCCCCTACTTTTTAATCTCATACGATAACACCATTAACATGACAGATGACATTGACATCGTAGTAGGCAAACTTAAACGTTCTGAAGTTACGGCCAAGCCAAAGGTTAACCGTAGTAGTTACAACGAGAATAGCGCAGAGATGATACGGCCCATCATAGACAAACTCCTAGCGGAAACAAAAGATGTCTTCGTACCATGCGCCGACACGGGCTACAGTGCGGGTACGCTATACGTTAAGCTGAACGACGGACTACTATGGCTCATGCACAACGACAAGAGCGAACGCAACACAGACTACCGTTACTTACGCACACAGATTTCTATGCGTAAGTTAACCGAAGGCGTTCTTATATACTTCAAGGAAGCCATACGCACCATCAGGCAGAAGACGTTAGACGGGCGTACGCTAAAGGTTGCCACAAGTGATAGCATAAAGTGGCGGCATGATATGTTAACTTGGCTACAGTCTGCACAAGACGGCGAGATGTTTAAGAAAGAAGACATTGGCATAGCTGATTCAGATAAGCAATGGGTACATGATACGATAGCTACCCATGCACCTGACGCAGAGGTTGAGTTCTCAGACACAGGCTTTCGTATGATACGATGACGATAGAAGAGCTACTTAACTGCGACGTGACGTTGCTAGAAGCTATGACAAACGATGAGTTGTTAGAGCATTTCAAGCCATACCTCAGCGTATGCCAGCCACCGTTAGACGATAGCGTGAAGGTAGTTAAAGGGCCAAAGCGCAAGCGTAAGACATCCATATCAATAGGAGCCAAGCGTACGTTAGAAGAGCAGATGCGTGAGCTAGCAGAACTGCATGACGTAGACTTAGATAATAGCGAAACCTTATTACCAACAAACCTAAAATGACAACAACCCTACATAAAACTAAAGACGGACGCTACATAGTTAAGATAGATGCGTCGCTCTACACACAGAGCGCGTGTCCTCGGCGCTTGTGGTACATGGGCGGCAGAGGTTTGCGATACGATACGAAGTCACATAAGATGGAGTATGGTACAGCTTACCACAAGGCGCTACAAGAATACTACACAACAGGCAACACTAAGAAAGCACTAGCTGTTGCACTAGAGCATTACGAACAACCCGACATTCACATACCAGACAATGACTTCCGTGACATAGGGCATCTTGCCGCTACGTTACAGCAATACTTCATGACGTATGAGAAACTTGACGGATTGAAGGCAGACATGGATGACGATGGCCCATTGCTAGAACAACGCTTTGCCATACCGTACGACACGGATGGCGAGAAGATAGACGTTGTGCTGTGCGGCACGGTGGATATGATAGGTAGCTTCAACGGCATCCCCGTACTCGTAGACCACAAGACTACAGCACTCATGCAAGTTAGCAAGTATCTTGAAAGCTACCAGAACTCTCCGCAGATGATGATGTACACTATGATACACAAGCACCTGTTCCCTGACGAAGAGCGCGGTGTAGTTATCAATGGTATATTCCTAGCGCGTAACGGCAAGAGTAAGTTTCAACGTTCGACAATCATAACGTTCCCAACACACGTGCTAACAGAGTTCGAGAATCACTTACGACAGACAGCACAGTTCTTTATGAGTGGCGTACGCCGTGTGCTAGACGAGGGCGCTTTAGCAGAAGAAGTCTTCTTGCCTAACTTCACCTGCTGCCAGACAAAATTTGGTGAGTGTAACTTCTCGCCTGTATGCACAACACCAAGGGCAGGGGATCGTGAGGTTATCATAGACTCATTGTTCTCCACGACTAACACCTACGATCCTTTAAAGTTTCAGATATGAATGACCAAGAAATAAAAGTACGTGCGCTAGCTGAGTTCACGCGCGAAGCACCGCGCAAGTTTGATGCAGGTTCACTAGAGCATAACCCGAAGGGCGATAAAGGTTTGTGGCGTATGAGTACAGCACAACTCATTAACGCACAGAAAGAAGAGCAGATAGATATGTGGCATTACACTGTCGCATTAGAACATAAGTTAAAGGAGCAAGACGCTCTCATAAGACAACTAAAACACACAATAGCAAACAAGCATAATGAAAGATGAACAAGTATTAGCAGTAATTTCTGCTATAAAAGATATAAGCGATAGCGTAGAGCATGTCTTTAACTATCAACCTGAGCCATCATATGACCGTATTGTACACTCTATAGATGGAGTTAGCCAAAGCCTAGAAAAGATTAACTCAAGTTTAGTGGAAACTCTAGTGGACATAAAATCTACACTTGACGAAATAAGGGATAGCATATAAACAAGCACAATGAGCAAACCAATAATAGGTATCGTAGGTGGTAGCGGCACGGGTAAGTCTACGTCGCTACGCAACTTGCCGCCAGAGAAAACATACATCATAGATCTTGAGCGTAAGGGTATGCCCTTCCCCAAGAAGTTCCCGTACATAGCAGATTGCTCTAACATAAAAGAGTTTGACGCTGCATTGAACGCAGCACTAGCAGACGAAAGCTGCGAAGTGATAGTCATTGAATCATTCACAAAGTACGTTGAGACGCTTATAGGATTAGCGCAAGCATCGTTCAAGGGCTTTGATGTGTGGTCATACTACAACCGCATGATACGCGCTACGTTAGACAAGGTTAAGAACGATCATGCTGCCGTGATATTCACAGCAATCGACGAGATCGTACAGGTCGCACAGACTGACGGCGACACATATAACGTACGCCGAGTCAAGGTACAAGGCAAGCAGCATGAGGGTTGCATAGAGAAGGAGTTCCTTATGGTACTCTTCACCGAAGTTAAGCGCGACAAAGATGGTAACGTACGCTACGTCTTCCAGACTAACAGCGACGGCATCACCTCCGCTAAAACCCCGATGGGTATGTTCACCGAAGCATACATAGACAACGACGTTAACGCAGTCATAGAGGCTGCAAAAAACTATTATGACAACGAATAAAAAACCGTGGCCAAAAGATGGCCTGTATATCAACGAGCTAATTGACACGCTTATAGATTACTACGAGAAGCCAAACGATTCACTTACGTCTACTAACGAGTGGAAAGAAAACATGAAGAACAAGATGTTAAAATGCAAACAAGCGGCATCTAACGCTAACGTAACAACAGTCGAAGACTTAACAGAATACTTACACGAAAGATACTGATATGAATAAAGAACAAAAAGAATACTCAGAGATAACTGTATCGCTGGCACGTGCTGGTCATGACCAGATAAAAACGGTAGCAAAAGAGTTAGGCATAAGCTACTCTGATGCTGCTATACTGTTTCAAGTAGTTACGCTAGATAAGGTAGTATACTTACTAACGCAAGTTATTTCTCCTGATGGCAATAGGAACACGGCCCCAGAAGAATCCAAATAAGATGTTCCCTAACATAAAATAAACATAACATAATATGGCAATCATCAACTTAGATGAGATCGCAGATAACATAAGACCTTATCTGAAGAAGGACACATACTCAGCAAGAATACTTAGTGCTGAGTTTACGACAAGCAAGGCCGGTGCGCCTATGATAGTAATGCAATGGGAGATTGTAGCTCCCGAAGCTATTGAAGATAACGATGGCAAGTTAATACGAATTGCAGGTTTGCAGTTCCGCGACTACCTATCGTTCAGCGAAAAAGCTGCGGAGATAACCATGCGCCGTATCAAAGGTTTGCATAAGGCGTTAGAACTCCCGGCGCAGTTCGACGACGAAGACCCTGACGTAGATCAGTACGCTGGCCTAGCTGCTGATGTTACGATAGAGACTGAGCAACAGGCTCAGAAGACTGAGGACGGTTCACCTGTCCTCGACGGCGACGGCAACCCTACGATGAACAACAACTATCGTTTAAAGCGGGTGTTGCAGTTGAATAAAGAACATACACTATAGTCGAAAGACTTATAACGTATGGGTACAGGATTGCTATTAAGATGCAGTCGGGCTGTGCATTGCCATGATGATCGCCCATACGTTAACACTCCTGCTAGGTTAGGTAAAACTGTTTCATGGTTGTCAGTTTTTTTACGTAGTTTAGGTTTCTACGACTAGCCTAGCAATTTTAATTTTAAGTACATGCCAGCAACAGTAAGATATACATTAGCACAGTTACCGTACAAAGGTGTGACTGCCATACTTGGCAAGCCGTCACGTTTCGACCGCGCCCAGTTACTCAGCGGCTACGCTGGCCAAACATTCTACAATGCCCTTCAACCTATACCACGACAAGCCATCGACGTTATGCTTGCCGATGCTTTGGAGCAAGGTGAAGTTAACATACGCGAGGGTACTAAGGTTATCCTACTGCTGGGACAAGATGCCCTTAATATGTTCAAGCGCGGTGTTACGCTAGACGAGCAGCGTGGCTGCCCATTTGTAGAAGACGGCATCACGTACGTAGCAACATACGAACCTCAAGAAGCTGTTGACCGCATGGCATACTTCAACCCGAATGATGTAGGAGATGGCAAGGGCGGTGATGATAAAGGATGGCACGGTAAGACACGACGGCCCAATCGTAAGTTCTGGCTTGGGCGGGACATTAAGAAAGCCGTAGCGTACCTCAAGATACCTCCTGTCATAACTGTTGCCGAGCATCTCTTATGGCCCCGCGCCGATGAAGTCATTAAGCTGCTCACTTCCGCAAAAGGCAAGACACTTTACTTTGACATAGAAACTAATCGTAACCTAGAGATGACCTGCTTTGGTTTCTCGTTTGACGCAGAACGTGCGTGGTGTGTGCCTATGGTAACGTCACCAATGGCAGGATACTATTACGAGGACACAGCGCGTGTGCTACGTGCGTTAGCTGTCGCATTCCGTGACAACACAGTAGTCATACACAATGCACTCTTTGATCTTTTCGTCATGGCCCACAAGTACGGTATCCCTGCGCCACGTAGCGTGTACGATACCATGCTAGCACACCACCGGCTCTTCCCAGAAGTTGAGAAGTCCCTTGGCCATTGCTTGTCCCTGTACACAGACCAGCCGTATCATAAGAACGAAGGCGTGTTCGAGCCGAAGAACGCAGGACAGCAGCAACAGCTTTACGAGTACAACGCAAAGGATGTCATTAGCCTAGCATTACTCAAGCCGCAACTCGATGAAACTGCTAAGAACTTTAAGGCAACGGATAGCATACATCAAGTTAACGCAAGCGTTGTGCCGTACCTAACAGCCATGCTACAAGGCATACGCTACGACGACGACAAGCTATACAGTATCGTAGCACACAACGACCGCTACCAGAACGAACTACTACGCTTCTTACTGTTGCTAACTGGCAGCGAGCTTAACCCTAACAGCCCGAAGCAAGTTGCCAACTACTTGTATGGACGATTAGGCTACCAGCGCCCAGACAAGGACATCACAAGTGAGAAAGTTCTGTTGCAGCTACGCCTCAAGCATCCTGAGAATCCTATCATCAGTATCATACTACGCTACCGCGCAACCGCAAAAGAAAGTGGCCAGTTAAAATTTCCAGCATGGGAGCCGCATGACCACAAGCGTATCACAACGTCTTACAACCTAGCCGGTACAACTTCCTATCGACTAGCCTCACGGCGCTTGCTGAACAAGTGGGGTACTAACGTACAAAATTTTCCTAAGAAACTACGCAAGTTGTTCGTAGCTGATCCCGGTAACGTTCTAGTACAAGCTGACCAAGCTGGTGCTGAGGCGCTTATCGTAAGCTACTTGTGCCAAGCTGGCAACTTCCGCAGACTGTTCGCTAACGGCGTGAAGTCTCATGTGTACGTTGCCCTGCGTTTGTTTGAAGATATTTGGTCTGCTGAGATGGGCGAGAGCATAAAGCCGTATGCCGAAGCGCCGGTGCAGGAGCTAGTTAAAATGCCACGGTGGCAAGAACTACGTGACCTCATCTCTAGCAGCGACAACTGGAGCGCAGACAAACGCTACTACTTCATGGCGAAGATGGTGTGCCACGCTAGCAACTACGGCATGAAAGCGCCTACGTTTCGCATCAACGTCTTGCAGAAGTCTAACGGCGCAGTTAACTTAGCGCATAAGCAAGCAGCATTTTTCTTAGAAACCTACCACACATTGTTCCCTGAGATACGTAAGTGGCACAATGATACCATAGCAGAACTCAAGCGCACACGTATGCTACGTAACTTGTTTGGATACCCTCGTATGTTCACACAAGCCGTCGAGCCATCCATGTACAAAGAAGCATTTGCTTTTGTGCCACAGTCTACGGTAGGTTGTATAACTAACCTAGCTTTTACAGACCTATATAACAACCAACGCATCCGTGAATTAGGCGCGGATGTTTTACAGAATAACCATGACAGTGTTTTGTTGCAATGCGATTCACGTTACGCCAAGGAGGTTGCGTCTATAGCCTGTAATGCACTCAATCGTGAGATGCTTTCTCCACAAGGTGAACCCTTTCATATGCGATCTGAAGCTATGATAGGGCCAAGCTGGGGCGAGATGGTGGACGTATGAACAATGATAAACATAGAAAAATGGAGAGGATACTTAAAAGATTTAGAATCACCCAACCTGTTTATAGACTGGGGGTTTTACAGTATGATAGCAACTGCACTACAACGACGTGTCTGGTTATACCCTGACACATTTACGCTATACCCTAACTTGTTTGCGTTACTGGTCGGCCCACCTGCAGCAGGTAAGTCGCGTGTTATATCGCAGGTGAGCGAGTTCATTAAGCATCCGTCTCTCATTAGGCGTGTGCCTAAGAAGAAAAAGAACGAGGTTGACATCGTGCCATACTACCCTATCAGCGCGGATACGATAACGCAGGAGGGTCTTGTGCGATTCATCGTTGAAGAGTGTGCGCGTGACTTCTTTTACAAGAACGGCGAGAACAAAAAGATTCGCTCTTCGCATTTCTCTGTTGGCTTTATGATAGAAGAGCTGGGCGTTCTCCTACGTAAGAACACGGATAACATTGTCAATATGCTCAATCAGTTCTACGATAGCCGTGACTACACGTACAAGACAAAGCATCACGGCACAGACATCATCAAGAACGTATGCGTTAACATACTGGGTGGCGCAACTCCATCTTTCATACGCACGGCGTTCAGCGACAAGATCATATCGCAAGGCTTTACGTCGCGTGTCATCATGATCTTTGGTGACGGCCCTCGCTTCTTACGCCAGTTCCCCGGCATAGACGATGAGCAGAAAGCGTTAAAGAAAGAACTTGTGGCGCACTTAAAAAAGCTAGGTGATATAGCAGGGCCGGTGAAGTTCACAGATGAAGCAGAAGCATACCATAAGGAAGTTTACGAGAGTGGTAAGTTAACGCAGGAAGTTGTTAACAAAGACTATAGGCTAGAGACTTACTACGGCAGGAAGAATGTACACCTGCTGAAGCTGTCTATGATAATGCACTTCGCGGATACTACGGACAGTATGGTTATAGAGAAGTCTACAGTCGAACGAGCCATGCGATTTCTAGCACATACGGAAGCGCGGATGCACGAAGCCTATGTAACATCTGGGCGCAACGTACTTGCCGAGATTCAGCGACGCTTACTGCAGCATATCATAAACGAAGACACAGTTGTAACATACAAGAAACTGTTACTTACGTTCTGTGACGACCTAGCAAAAGATGAGCTTGAACAATGTTTAGCATTTCTACTCGCGACCGATCAGATAAAGAGGAGCGGGAATGGATACGTAGCACTCGTGGACAAACCTGCGGATGCGTTTAGTTACCTATAAGAACTATGTACAGAAAAGATACGTTTGAAGTAACGATAGCATTAGACAACTGCGAAGAAATTATGCCTAATGTCTACTACACAGAAGACAGTACAGTAACTTATAATTGTGAGATTATGGGTGAGTCTGGTACTGATGAGGGCGCATATACAGAAGCGCATGAGCTAGATGATGACATAGCGTACGAAGACGTAGACGGTAATCGCGTTACACTGTCTAAAGCGGATGCAAAAGTAGGCCGCGACAAAGCCTTCGCTGCCACAGAAGAACGCGCACACGAAGAAGCATGGGACAATAGATATGAAGATAGATAAAAACATAAAGTTGGGGCAGCTAGCGTCTGTCGAGAACAAGAACAAACATAAAGCAGCTAACAGTTCATACTTGCTTGCTTACTTACGAGGTAGGTTTGGATCTCCTGTAGCGTATATGTTTACAACTAGTCAACTAGAAGAGGCGCGAGAACGTGCGCTAAGAAACTCTGAAGACTGCTTACCGCTGGCGAAGTGGTGGAAGATTTGGTAAGATGAGCTACCCAAATACGCCGGGATACAAGGACAACGACACAAGCAAAGATGCCGCAAAAGACATTGAGCTAATAGCGCCTACCGTCAGAGCTAAGGTTATGTTGAGTCTTTTTACGTGTGGTAACCAAACCGCTGATGAAGTTGCAGGCCATTTAAGTTTATCTATACTAACAGTTCGCCCAAGGCTTAGCGAGCTTAGGCTAGTTGGTGAAATCAAAGACTCAGGCGTTAGGCGATTAAATAAGTCTGGCAAAATGGCAAAAGTCTGGAAACTGACAAACGAAGAAAATGAAAACTGAAAATAAACTATACCACTACAGCGCGGAAGTTACGAGAGTCGTAGACGGTGATACCGTAGACGCTTTCGTAGACTTAGGTTTCGATATGCACAGCAAACAACGTGTACGGCTCTACGGCATCAACACGCCTGAGTGTCGCACACGTGATAAAGAGGAGAAGAAGCGAGGCTTTGCAGCTAAGGCTCGCTTGAAGGAGATGCTGAGTGAGGAGAAGAACAAGTGCGTTATCAAGACACGGCTCGACAAGAAGGGAAAGTTTGGCCGTGTGCTAGGCGTATTGTATGTGAACGACAAAGACTTGAACAACCAATTAGTTAAGGAAGGTCATGCCAAAAAATACTACGGAGGATCAAGGTAGGAAAGCGTATCTCGTAGACCCTGAGACAAAGCTAATATCCCTAGTCTTCATTAAAGACTACAAGGATATTCAGCGTCACATAGACTGCGATATGTTTACGATGGCTTTTCGTCTGGACAATGACGATGTGCTGTACGTGGATGACAACGGCCTATCAATGAAAAGCGATTACTTCGCTGTGCTAGATGCTTACCAAGCGCCGTTAGCTGGGCGCGGATTGCTAGTAGGATCTAACGCACAGGGTGGCGATGAGAACGTGCGTACCAATATGCTAGACTTCGCCATGATGGTCAAGTGGGCAGAGTCTACCTCCTAGCGCCACGCTCCATCAAATGCTGCACGTAGCCCTTGACAAGCGCCTTCTTCGTGGCCGTCAGTTGCTTACTGTCTGCCCATTCGTTGAAGATGCGCCGCCAGTAACGATCACCTCTAGCAGAGAACCATCCTTCTTGCCGCGTAAGATAATCCTTGTAGCGCATGAACTCTTCCACACCTTCTGGCGTAGCAACTGCTGGCAACGTCTTGTCAGGTATCGTATATAAACCTGTCGTGTACGACTTCAGCTTATCGCCCCGGCCCTTTGCACGCTTACGCTGCTCTTCAAACGCAGCAGGTAAAAGTTCTGCGCTTTCCCGTACAGTCTCAGCTTCTTTGAACGCTCTTGTATCTGGACGCAGGTAGCGATTCCCCATATCTGGCGAGGGCGGCGTTCCCCTAATACCTTCAAATTTACGGAAGATACGCAGATCACGTCGTATGTTTTTCTCGTCAGATTCTTTACGACCGTCACCAATGTCCATAAGAAAACTATGATTCCACATAATCCTGTACGTCTGCATCGTACCCTTCAGCACATCGTGAAGGGCTTCCCGTACAGTAGACAACGGCTCTGCACCTTCTTGAATTGCTGTTGTAGCGTCAAACACCGGCTCCATCAACGATTGACTTACAAAGTCTAGCGCAGGAAATACTATACCACCAGTTCCCGGTCGTTCACCGCGCATCAAAGCTACTGCTGTATCATTAAACAACGCAGAACCAAGGCCAAAGTAACCAGCATAGTTAAGTGAGTCAGCTATAGCATACGTCATCTCTTCCTTATCGGCTTCCCTAACAGCTTCCATTAGCGTAGCATCAGCGCGGAACTTGTTGTTAATAAACTCAGAAAGTTCTATGAGCAATGTACCCGTGAATGCCGCACCTAACGTAGCTTTCACAAAAGGTCGCCAGTCACCTTCGTCAACAAGAGGATTCACTAGCTCCTTCTTAGTCATGTTCCACTTCTCAATGTTCCATCTTGCTAACGAAGTGAACGTAGCCATAGGGCCGCTCATTGTAAACGCTGGCACACCACGTACGTCATACGTACCTTGGTTAGCATCTACCCACGATGCCGCCATACGATCTAGCATATCATCAAACTGCTCGTCAGGTAGCTTAAAATCAGTAAGATCTTTATTAGCATGGTTACGTAATGCTTGAACATCTACTCCTGACATCTGGCCTAAGCGACGTAGGTTGCGATCAGCAGTTACGCTAGCGCCTTGTGCTAGACCAATGTGTTGCAACACAGCAGCGCGACCAAGGCCAAACTGTGCAGCACGTGTAAGACGCTCAAGCGGTGTACGTCCACTTAGCTTGCTAACAAGATCAGAATACGTATTAAGCCCGTCTGCAATCTTGTTATGCGTCTCCGTAGAAAACTCAAGGCGGTTAGCGTGAGATTTGTTTACACCTAGCAAATGACTTTGCCGCCAGTTGCGACCAAAGTCTTTGAGTGACGTGAGGATCAGCGGCATATCCACGCCGCGCAGATGCGGTAGCGCAAACACGTATGATGAACCCAAGTCACGCACACCAGACATCACACCCAACCAGTGACTAACGACAAGCCTGTTAGCTGTACGTCCGAATAGCTCGTCGCCTTCGTAGTAGCCAAGGTATGCCTTCATAAAATCTTTTAGATTTTTATCTGCAGTCATACCTGTGTTCACACGAACGCCATCATCATCCTTCTTGCTCGGCACATGGAAAGGATTCTCGCCCTCTGGTAGTGCGGCATCATACGTACGATCTTGCTTCATTAAGCCAAGAGCTTGACGCACAAAACTATCACTCTCCATGTTCTTATAGAACGCAAAGTCACGCGCAAACCTACGCATATAACGCTGATAAGCACGACCAGCATGGCTGTCAATCCATGCAAAAGTGCCGTCTTCTTTTAACCTAAGCGGCAATCCTATGCTTTCTGCCTTACGTAGCGCACCAAACTTTGAAGAGCCTAGATGGGCGGAGCCACCACTCAGCTTTGCTATGTACTGATCGGCAGCTTGTTCTAGTTCTTCACGTGAGATACTTCCCGGCTCGTCTAAGTTGTTTTCCCACCAGTCAACAAGTTCTTTCTTAGCATCAGTACGTGCTTTCGCACCTTCCTTGCCATTCAATATGTGCCACATATCTTGGTTTATCATCTCAGGCACATACGCTGGATCTCTACCAGCTTCAGTTAACACACCCTCTTTAGGATGCCAGATTTTCATATCAGCTTTTATCTGGCGATCACGCACTTCTGTGTAGTTTCTGTAGAAGAAGTCTACGTAGTGTTTAACGGGGCTGCTGGGCGCATTGTATCGCGCCATCGTATCTGCTGGAATACTTTCAGGCATCCCGCGCCTCATGTATGCCATGTATATCGCAGCGTGTCGCCCGTCGTCTTCTGATAATCTAACCCTCTTTAGCTCGACAAACTCAAAGGCTTCTAAGAACTCGCCCTCAAGACGTTGGGCGTCTCGTGCCGTAGCATCTGCCGCATCAGCTACACGACTCGCTGTCCTCTGTTCTTCAGCAGAACCTTTATATGCAGTCTTACGTAGCTGCTCTACGATACTATCCAGCAAGAGCGGACGTTTCGCGGCAGGGTTACTAGCAAAGTGATCTGTGTTTGTGTTTAGCTGATACTCGTTCATGTCTTCAAGGAACGTATCAACGTCTTGAAGGCGCTCGCCGCCGTAGTATTCGTGCAGTTGATCTGTTGCTGCCTCGAACGGCTCGCGGAAGGCGACGGCTACGCGGTGAGGAACATTACGAACTCCTTCTAAATGAGTAAGTCCATCATAACCCATTTTTTGTAAAACTTTACTATGAAAATCACCCCTCTGCAGTTCTTCGTTACCTTGGTTTGGATCAACAAAACCTTCTGCTTCGCGATCATAAGCTAACTTAACTGCTTCACCTTTTCTAAACCCCTGCCAAACCATTTCACCACGGGTAGCCAATACTCGCGTCTTACGCATATCTGCAAAAGCTGACCAATACGTATGAGGATACCGACCAGCTTTTGACCTAAGCTGATCTTTCCATTCTTCTTTGACTTCTAAGGCTTCTTTAGAAGTTAGCGGATTTTGTGGCGTATCTCCATATAAATCTTTAGCAGTCTTTTCAAACGTGTCAACAAACTGCATGAACTCTTCTTGCGTAGGAGCAGCATTAAGATCAAAAAGCTTTTTAAAGTTTGTACGTATTGGTATAACACCACCCTCAGGATGATCCCTCCCACCACGATAGCCAGTAGCATAACCTGTCGCAACAGGTTTACGCGCAGTCATAAAAATACCACGTAAACCTACGGCATCTGTCTCTAACTCCTCACCCTTAAAACCCTCACGCAAAATACTCTCCGCCTTCGGCGAACCATGATGCATCTCCAGCCCGTTGATAACCTGCGCTATCTCCTCCCCACTCATCTCTGACGGGAACGGCTTATTCACAAACCGCGCTAGTATCTGCTGACCTCTCGCCACGCTAAACGTACCCTTCTTAATGCGATCCATCATCTTACCACGCACACGCTTGCTGTACTTCTTCAGTAGCGTAGGATCATGCTTGGCCATTACGTCAGCGGCAGCAGCAAACTCTTCTGGCTTGACGGGTTGGAAGCGCAGCCACGGTGGTGTATGATCCCTGTTTTTCAACAAAAACCTAGCATACCTGTAAAGCGAAACCATATAAACTTTTTCTAATGCATTGCTGTCTAGTCCCCCTTTACCTCCTTTCATAACTGCCAAAACGCTCTCTAGTGTATTAGCTATCCCCTCCAAACCACCAAACGGTATACCCTGACGTTTGTAGTATGTCTCGACGCTTAAATTGGACGCATACTTTGCCATATCATACGCCTTGTCATGATCGTCATAAGGTTTTCCAATCTCGTAATGTTTAGGATACTCAGCAGGATCTAACCCACTGAACATAGTCAATTCAGGGTGTTTATCAAAATACTCTAAATTATGAACCATAAGTGGATGCACATACGCTAAGTCTTCCTTTGAAAGTGTTGGTATTTTAGCATTACGTGGCTCTAATGCAATCTCCTTCCGAAAACGAATTTCGCCAGCTTGCCACGCTTTATCATCTGGATCAAACTCTACCGCCTGACCTCTTATGTCTTCTTCCTCCTTAGCCGCAACCCCTTCTTCCGTCAGAAGATCATCAGCGTACTTCTTACCACCTGTCGTCGGTGTTGTAAGGCCAGACATCAAGGGAGACTTAACGGACAGATCACCTAGCATAAGCTCCAGTTGCTTAGGCTGCAAAGCTGGCTGACGTTCGCCACGCATTGCCATCCAATCAACGATACGCTTGAAGTGCGCGTCGGTTAGCTCGCCCTCTTTCACAGGAAATCCTTTACGTGCATCACGCTCTAAACTCCAGTCATCTAGCCATTGTCGTAGCTTATCAGTCCAGCCCTTCGGCGGATTGTCCATACGCTCTGTCAAAGCCTTACCCGTGCTTTCAACAATACGTTCTTCTGACCACATCTTACGCTCACCCGAACTCTTCAACGCTTGCCGTCTTGGCGAATCTTTGAACAACTCGTTCTCAAACAATTCAATAAGACCGCTATGCTTCCTGTCTGGTGAACGCTTTAACGCTTGCCATAAGCCATGCAAGTATTCGTGGAAAGGTGTATCAGCTTCCGCTTGTAAACTATCTAACGTTATTGAATGTTCTCTTACGTTATACTTACCACGCAAGTCTATCCGCTTACCTGCGTTATCCATTGCGTGTAACTCAGGTATAGCCTTATGCCATGTGATGCCTAACCTAGCAGCAAGACCTTTAGCAGCAGCTAGAAGTTTTTCAGGTGCAGGTTTAGGCTCCGTGCCATCTATTGCAGCCTTACGCTTTGAATGCCTCTCCCAAAGACTCTTCGCTTCTAACTCTTTCGCCGCGAGTTCTTCGCGCATACGAACACGATCTTCTTTAGCTTTGATAAGAAGATCGCTAGCCTCGTCAGATGCAGTTTTTAACTCAGCAACATTCCTACGTGCTTTAGCCACAAACGGCGTATCGTTAAGCTCAGTCGGTAAGTTATCTAACTCATGCTTTGCTTTCGTCCACGCGCCATGCGCCTTCATTCTAGCCGTATCCGCCTCTTCTACGTCACGGTCAATATGCCTCTCAGCGTCAAGCTCTTCCTCTCTCGTAGGTTCTGTACGCCTAGCCTCGTCAGCCTCAGCTTTGACTTCAGCTTTAGTTGTCTTCTCTACGTCAGCAGCAGCTAAGTCTTTCTCAGCTTTCTCCGCTGCTTCTCTTAAAGATTTCTGATGCCTAGCTGCTACCTCTGCGTTTTCTGCGATAGCCTCGACTTCCGTAAGCGGTCGAAGCATTCCTGTACGCTCCAAAAACTGCTTAGATGTTTCGCCCTTACGCGCTGCTGTTGCACCTACCTTACCGAAAAGTCTCGTAGGCTCAGTCGCTAAGCCACCTAATAGACCAGCAGTTCCTACGCGACTCCAGTCCATCTCCTCGTCAAGAAGTGCTTGCGAACCTGCTTCTATACCAGCCTCAAGACCACCACCGAAACCTGCACTTGCTAACGCATAACGTTGCATAGCAGTCTGCGATCGCGTTGGGGCGTTTGCAAATGCTTTAGGAAGATTGCGTATGGTAGTAAAAGAAGGTCTTGCGGCTAATAGCGAAGGTGCAAACTGTCCAGCTAGTGTCAGGTTTGGATGCTTCTCTAAAGCAATCTGCCGTTTAAGCGCGAGTGCTTGCTCTTCTGCATCATCTAAGAAAGCATCTTCAGCGACAGACTGGCCCATGCCTCCTGCGATACCGCCAAAAATACCTCCAGTGATACCGCCCACTAGCGTACCAACAGGGCCAAAAGCAGAACCATAAGCTGCTCCCATAGCAGCACCACCTAAGCCCCCTATACCACCACCAACACCTTGCCCCGCACCTGTTAAGAACGCGCCCGTGCCGGTCATGTCCTCGTAGGCTTTTTCTTTAGGGGTAACTAACTCGTATTCATTAGGGTCATACCCAAGAGCTAGCAACCTGCTACGGCGTTCTTCTTCGGTCATTGTATATGAGCTGCACCAGCCTCCGTTGCGCTGCCACTACCTGCGGGTGACCAGTTGTGAGCAGCTTTAATTTGTTGTAGTAGCTTATTTTTACTGGTATTAGCATCCGTTAAACGGCTTCTAGCTTCTAGTACCTCATTTGGATTAGCTTCCACAGGCTCACTACCAGTCAAATTTTCCCAGCGTCCACGCCTTGGCCTAAGACCTTCATCAACGATTGCAGTATCTCTTGCAATTATATCGTCTATCGCCGCTGAAGTGTTTTTAAAAGCGTTTATAGCAGCTTCTCGCGTCATGTTCATGTATGGATTTTCTACAGGCTCTCCCGTAGTGTCTGCCGTAGGCTCTCCCGTAGGTGATGTTGTTACAGGTGCATCTCCACCTCTCCTTCTTATAGTGTTACCCGCAGAGTCAGTTTGTTCGCCTGCTTGCTGCCTGTAAAAATCAGCTAAAGGATTAGCCGCACTCGACGACGGCTTATCTGCCGTTCTAAACTTTGACAACTTATCTATAGCTAGCTGATCTCCGCGCATAGCCCTAGCCCTAAGTTCTTCCAGCAAGCCTTCCGACGCTACTTTCTGCTGCCTTGCTTGTCTAGTAGGTAGACTTTCCATGTACTCACGATTCATCTCGTTAGCAACGCCTTCCCTGCCGGGGCGGAAAAGTTTATCCATCATACCCGCAATCGGCCTAACAAGTGCCGGTGTTTGTGCTAGAGATTCCGAGCGCGGATCAACGTATGCCGGTGCAAACCCTTGGCTATCTGCAGTTCTCGGTGGTTCTGGTACAGGCCACCCTGCACGTTGAGCATTCACGGCTCGCATGATCCAGTCTTCTAACTCTGGCGTTAGCTCTACGTCCCTCGAATATCTTTTGCGTCTCTCTTCTTCAGTCATCAGTTTATCCTTTTAAATTAAAGTCAGCCGCAGATCGTATCAACAAACTAGCAGCATTGCGAATATTGTTGGAACCTTTATCCATAACACACCACTATCTACGACTGACTAAATTCTACCAACCTAACTTACCTATGTTTTGTGCAACACCTACGCCTTGGCCTATACGGCTAAGCCACGAAGGCTGATTGGCTTGGTATCCTGCAGATTGTCCTGCAAGATTGAAAACATTATTCGCAAAGCCTTGCTGTTGCCCTGTGTTACCTGCCAAATTTGGGCTAGAAAAGTTAGCCGCACCAAACTGCTGCGACGGACGGCCTAGCGCAACTTGCAACGGATCAAATCCACTACGCGATGCAGGAAGGAACGAGGTAGCTTGACCTAGCGCACGGCCCAAGGCATCACGCCGCCCTTGCACACCTTGGCCAAAGGTCATTGCGTTAGCAACAACGTCACTCATCGAGCGCGGCCCACTTGCAGAACCCGTCTGAACACCTTGACGATTTAAACCGCGTTGAACTTCTTCACGCTCGCTGCCACCTAACGCACCAGTAAAGTAACCACCGGGGCGGTTTGGATCGTACATAGGGTTTTCTTTAAAACCACTAGGTGCATTAGGATCAGCTAACTGAGCTTGCTTAGTACGCGGATCAACAAAGCTACCCAACAAGTCACCTAGCATACCGCCAGCCGCAGCACGTTGTTGATAAAATGGTTGATCTACTTGCTGTGCTTTAGCATAAGCCTCATCTATAAGCTGCCCTCCCGGCCCACGTAGCACACCAAGCTGTGTGCCAGCACCCATCATCGCATCACGATACGATTCATCACGGCCTATCTGACCGTACTGAGGTATCATCTCTTGCGCTAAGCCAAGTTGACCTAAAGCTGCTGGTCTAGCGTATTGTCCAAATAGTCTTTGCTGATCTTGTATGTCAAGCTCAGACATATCCGACATCATGCGACGATAGCCGGGATAACCTGCTGCTGGTTGTGTGGCTGTTTCTGCGTTATATAAAGGATTCCCCGGCCCTCTACCTTCAGCGTCAGGGCCACCGTAGCCGCGCATCATTGCTTGCATCGACTCTTGCGTAGTTTCACCCACGCTAGGCGATGGCCTATTACCTAGTTGACTTAAACCATATATAGTTGCAAGTCCACCAAGACCTCCCATCATATCATCATACCATGGCATAATTTTATCTCCTTAACTGCTAGCCATTAAGCCAGCTTGTTCTAACCTGTACGTCAGGTAATTTATTTTCTCCGCCATAATAATCAATGCTTCTCTTGTGCCAGCATCCGTACTTAGATCTTTAGCACCTATTGAAGTTTGATCTGCAGCAGACGCACCCGTGTCTACACTAACACCATCTATTGCCGTTATGTCTCCCACGTGCGTACATTGTTTTGCTGCGCCTTCAGAACTTGTTGTCGCTGAAGGGCAGCGTAATCCGAGTCTCCATGTGTTTGCGGATTGCCTACTGTAAAACAACCTAGTGTCATCAGTAAATTCCGCACTTGTAATACTAGCAGCCATAAGCCTGTGTCAATAAAGGATTCTTTGGTGTAACGTCTTTCGAGTCAGTTTGTATAATAGATAAATATGCAGCGTTGTCCCAGTTTATTACGTAATTAACTTTCCAGCCGTAACGCCCCTGTTGAAAATTATATAGTATATTCTGCATTGTGTTGTCTGCATTCCATACGAGAGGGTACAAGTCAGAAAACTTTATACCATACTCTGTGCTAACGTCAGTAGGTGCAGCCATTGTTTTTGATATAATTCCCGGCGTAGTGGAGAACGTGCCGTTAGTGTACATGGATGCCTTAACCGTACCAGCACCAGTAAAGCGCACATAGCCGTCTGGTGACGTAGCAAAATAGATACCGCCAGAGCTAGCTACCGTACCGCTCAATGTTGTAGCACCTACTGCTGCATCAGCCGTTAACGTAAGTATTCCGCCAGTTGCAGTTGTAGTACCAGCAAATGATATTTCTGTGCCACTAGCTAAAGCGTAAGGCAGCGCACTAACGTTCACATTATTATCATACTCAGT